CACGGTAAGGGTCGACATTTTTAGTTACTGTAGAATAAATTCTGAAACGCTTATCATTGCGTTTTGTGTGTGTTGATACTGGCTTATATGTAGCTAAAGGCTGGATAGCAAACATTATCTTTCTAGATCTCCAAATCTTTATACACCATCCAACCTGTCATCAGATTCTTCAAGCCATTCAAGTCTTTTCTCTATAGATGTACGATACCTGAATCTAAAGTCATTCTCAATATCCATATAGGATCTACACATTCTTAAAAGTTCTACCTTTGTAAGTGGGAGATCTATATCATCTTCATCGAAACCATGGATATGACGATAATGCATCAAAACCCTCTGTCGTATTTTCTTGGTAATTCGTTTTATTGGTTGTGCGTCTGCCAGCTCCTTTTGTTGAACCAATGGGGGGGATTCGAAAGTCGTCATAATCGAAGAAGTACACTGGATCTGACCTCTTATTGTAGGCGTTCTTCAAGTGTTTGCATAATTCCAGGTAGTCCCCCTCAGGCAGAACAGTTGAATGCTTGTCAATTATTTGCATTGCTTGAAGCAAATCATCCATCCTTAAAGATATTGATATTAATTTGTCTAAGTAACTTAACGAATGTACGATAAGTCCGAATGTCAGACTGGCATAGTACATATAGGTTATGGCGCTTTTCACAGGGCGCATCAGGCTATGTACATAGATGAATACATGGAAAAGACTGGTGATCTCCGGTGGGGTATCGTTGCTGTCAACCTCAGGAATGAAGGGTTCCGTGAGATTGATAACTATGTCGTGAAGACCCCCTCGGAGTACAAGATTGTCAGGTCACATCTCGACTACATAGATTGGACAAAGAATAGAACTATCGCCAAACATATGCTCACTCTACCCAGTGTTCATGTTATCACAGTCACTGTCACCGAAAGTGGTTACGCACCTGGGTCACCCCTCTTTGAGTACCTGGCGTGCGGTCTTAGAAATCGTAAGACACCTGTGACCATCTTATGTTGTGACAATATTAGACAGAATGGTCTAGCTCTCGAAACCCAGTTTCTAGCATACCTCTATCACACGAACCAATATGAACTCGCCACGTGGGTTCGTGAAAATGTGAAGTTTCCCTCGTGTATGGTAGACCGCATCACACCAAGGACGACAGATGCTCTCCGTGAAGATGTTGAAAAGAAGTTTCCGGGTTATGGTCACAATGCCGTCCAGACAGAAGAGTATAGACAATGGGTCATCGAGGATAACTTCGCTTCAGACTTTCCAGACCTGACACAAGTTGGTGTTGTCATCGCAAAAGACATTGAGCCCTATGAAGAGACCAAGATTCGTATTCTCAATGGAGGACATACATCCTTAGCCTATCTCGGTGCTCTATCAGGGTACAAAACTTTTGATGAAGTCATGAATGACCCGATACACCGTCGTCATTTCAAACAGCTCCAATACGAAGAGATTGTGCCATCCGTCGAAGGTGACATGCCCTTTGATATTTATGAGTACGTCGACAAAGTTGAGGAGCGCTTCTCAAACGCAACCAATGTCGACGAACTTGATAGAATTTGTATGGATGGCTTCACAAAGTTTCATACTTTTGTGGTACCATCTCTTCGGAAGTGTCTCGAACAGGGAAAGAAACCTATAAACATATACAAGGGAATTGCGGCATGGTACATATACTCAAGAAGGTTTGCGAGAGGGTGTAAAAAAATACAGTACAACGAACCCAATTGGACACTCCTCGAACCCCTCTTAAAGGATGGAGCTGTTGATGCATTTGTTTACGATTGTGGGGTGATATTCCAAAGAAGTTTATTTCATTTACACGAGACCTAAAAACTATCCTACTCTCTCAAACATATGAACATGATATTGACTTACTTGGTTAAAAAATTAAAATCCATAGGTTATAGGTATGGCTGGGCGTTTTGATATCATTGTTACCGGTCTACAGGATATCCTTTTAACGGGTAACCCTCAGATGTCTTACTTCTTGAATCGTTTCAAGCGGTACACGAAGTTTACAACCAATACTTTAGAAATACCATTTAATGGTGAACCGGACAGAGGAAAAACGAATATCTCGTCCATTTCCACAACAGCTGGTGATATGATATCAAATATAACACTGAAAATATATGTGGATAATGAAATAGCATCAGATGTACACGATTCATTTATAAGAGCGAATATCGAATACATAGACCTTTATATTGGGGGTCAGCATATAGAAAGATTGACAACTGATTATATATCAATGTATCTCAAACTGAGATCAGTTGAGACGGATGATTTAAACATTCTATATAGAGACTCATATAATGTAAATTCACATTTCTCACCTACTACACCACTGTACTTAAATCTACCATTCTATTTCTATAAACATCCACATCTCGCAATACCGGTGTGCGCAATGTATAAACATGGTTTAGAAGTGCGTGTGAAAATGAAAGAATCTATTGAATTTCAAACTGCCTACATGCCCATAGACTATTCCGAAAACCTTAAAATCAAAAGAATTTCGTTAAATGTAGATTATCACCATCTAATGGAAGAAGAAAAGGCATTCTTTAAATCGAGGCCATTGGAATATATCATAACACAAAACCAACTAGCAAGAAAATCCATAAAATCCACAGATATTGACAAAGAACACTCTTTTATGTGTAACTTTAAAAACCCTGTACGGGAGTTTATATTTTTTCTTCAACATGATGCGTGGAAAAACTTAACTAATAGATCAAATATAAACGAAGAACTTGATTACGCGAACATGAAAATCAATAATGTAGAACTATTTAATGGTAATCATAACGACTTATCGTCGCATCAATTCTTAAACAAATACAAGTCGCCAAGTGATATAGTAGAGGAAAATTTAATATGGCATAGGTACTCCGGTTATTATAATCAGACGTTCATTCCACTCAATGATATTTTATCATTTGAGGCAGTTCGCAATTTACCTGGACCAGATGGTGCAGATAAGACTACATTGGGGTGGTTTAAGACTTTCAAAGTCAAGAACGGTCTATTTTACGTTTATCCATTATGCACGAATCCCGATACACATGAACCAACTGGGCATCTCAATATGAGTCGTATATTACACCAGAATTTCACATTTAAGTTTAAAACCCCTGACCCCAATTCTATATATTCAGTATGGAATAACCTGTATGGATCTACTTTAAGTCTGTATGCAGTGAATTATAATGTTATTGTGTTCAATGGTGGGTTATGTGGCTTAAAATATTAATGTTCTAATATATTAATGGCAGGTAGGTTAGATGTTGTAACATACGGTGAAAATGATAAATATCTAACACTGAATCCTGAGGGAACGTTATTCCATAAACAGGTTACCAAACGCCCGAATTTCTCGATTAATTATACAGATCTTAATCCCAAAAGAGAAACTATCGGATTTGGTAAAACGGTTAAATTCACTATACCACAAAATATAGGTGATCTACTTAAATCTATAACCCTCATTATCAAAGCCGATGATATCCCAAAAGAATGGAATTTATATTATCAGGATGGAGCCGGTGTAGCTGTGATAGAGTATGCAGACCTTATCATAGGAGGTACTGTCATTGAAAGATTGGATTCAAGTTACATCACCATACATAAGACTTATTTCAATAATTCCAGACAACAGGGGGGTATTGAAAATCTTACAGGGATAATACCATCATCTACATTCTCTAGTTGGTACGGTTGTAGAAAGTCATTTTCTACGAAGCATACACAAAAGAAGTTTGATTTTCAAGTCGATCTCCCATTTCACTTCTATAAATCGACCGAATTATCTCTACCGTTGTGTGCAATTACGAAACAAGAAGTTGAGGTTGAAATAAAATTCAGAGATCTGAAAGATGTACTATTTTCCAAAACTTCGGATATTTACAGAGAAGAGTCGGTCAACTTCCCATTTCCTACATATTATGACGGGAGTTGGATTCCTGATAAAAATGTGATCTTTCTGGAATTGATTAAGGGTTGGGATAGAACAAATTATTCTTATTTCAAGTATAATAAAGTTCCGTGGTATGACAATCCGGGTGCGAGTATGAAAAATGCTAAATTAGGAGAAAATGGTGTGAGTATCCATAGATATGCAAAAAAGTATACAACCCGTGATTTCTTTCCATACTCAGACACGTATGAAAAACCTTCATGGTCAATTTTCTCTTTTTTACAAACTAGTGGGGCTGAAACTTACGATGTATCACCATGGTACGATCAAATTAGGGGTAGTATTCCAGAACACTATACCTGCACAGACACGACTAAAACGGTCTTCCATTCATTTCCAGGATTACCAGATGGTTCTATAGCTATGCGCATTAAGACGGGTGACAAGGAATTTTCTAAAAATGCCGCGTTAATAAATCCATATATGGACACACAGATTTTACAAATTTTGAATTCAGTTTATCCACAAATAACTACGTATGCATCATTTTCAATGGAAAAAACGGGTCCAAACATACTGAGAGATGTTTTCAACTATCAAGTGGAAAATGTTTATGGAAACGGGACTCCATTTACAGATATAGGTAAGGGAAATGAAAAAGCTTTACTAATTAATTGGAAGAATCATGGAATAATAGCCGGCTGTCTGGAACTTGGAGAAGTATTCGCCATAAAAAATGGTGCTCCTCAAGATAACACAAATTTTGATCCGTACACTATACCTTATTCGCGGATAGTCCAAGCTGCTGAATTCCCAAGTTACGTAAACCAGGATAATCCTATTGACAGTAACCTTCCACTAGGTGGGGGATTCATTCGTGTATTTAGACATTTTACAGTTGGAGAAGGATATAACGACGCGTGGAGTCCTGATACAAATATAAATGGTGTAAGTTCGAGTGAAATTAAGAACCGATTAATTGAAATTGAAAACATCGAATCTGGGAAAGTTCTTCCCAGTGATGTCATAGCTGAAGGTATGCTTGAACTACATTGGCCTATGCACGCTTTTGCGAGAGATAGCTGGCCATGGGGTGGTTCAGGTCCGTTTGTACCCAAATTTTTGAGTTCTATGAATGATGTGCTTCTTTCACCACCTTACTTTCAACCAGGAGGTCCTTCTAACATGTCAGCTAATCTACTATCACCTTCCTTAAGGGGATTTGGTAAAGTTACACGAATAACATCAGCGGGTAAGGCAATTGTAGCAACTTTGGGTTATCCCAATTGGCCTACTGATTTACGGATGTTCACATGGTTACCCAACAATCCGAATGGACAAGTTGTGGGTTTTAATAGTAGTGCTCCCACGGTACCGGGTTATACAATCGGATCTCCATCCTCGAATGGTGCAAACCCAAATAGTTCTGGAACTAGATCCGATTACTTTGGAGGTCCATCAGGTACATTCCGCCTTGCCTGGCCAAATACACGAATTGACTTAACCGATCGCATAGGTAGTAGTGCACCATTTTCCAGACGGATGTCTGACTTACAAATGAGTGATTACTGGGAAACAGAACAATATGGCTCCAATTTTTTACAAGGGCGTACAGCACAGGAAGATAACGGGCATTTCGCTCTCTTTTGGGGACACGTAAGAAATATTACAGTCGCGTATAGTTATATTCGTGATACAGAGTCTAAAACTTTACCCGGTGCTGTGCTAATATATGAATGGAATTTTCATAACTGGGCATACTATCGAGAATATAAACATGAGTGGGATAAAACGTTTTCACTTGTACAGACACTGACCCCACCAGATACTCCTGCATATAACTTCAATTTTGGACAGAAAATAGCCATAGCTAGAACCAGTCAAATGTTGATTGTATCCGAACCCAATTGGGTTCCTGCAGAAAGATTAATTTTCAATAAAACCGATAACGTAGACTGGAATGTTGGGCGTATCCATGTCTACAAAAAAACTACTACACCGTCAATCGTAGATGTGTATAACATAACAGCTTCAGGGGGTAAATTTTACATAAATGGGGTTGAAAAACCTATAATCGAACTAATTGAAGGTGTAACGTATACATTCAATAACCCTACATCGGGTGGATCGGTTCCCGCACACCCCTTTAAATTCTCGGAGACGAGTGACGGTACACATGGGGGTGGATCTGAATATATATTTAATGGTTCAATTTCCAATGTAGTGTATCCGTATAGTGGTGCACCAGAAGGTACTTTTAGGACAGAATTCACAGTACCCATTGGTCAAGCTGGTACTGTACTTCATTATTACTGTCAAATTCATCCCGGTATGGGTAATAGTATCAACATAGTTGCACCTGGTGGAAAATATCAATTACATCAAACTATATACCCAGAATTACCAAGTTTGGCCGATAGAACAGAACGTGCTAGGAAATTGAAACATCCATTGTACACTTCTTGGAATGATCCTATACAGAAAAGATGGGAGTTCGGTAAAACCCTTGATCTCAGTGACGATGATAAAACTTTAATCGTGGGTGCAGATTCCAATTCAACTTTGGGTCCAAATAAATCTCCAACAGATACAAATGGTGGGTGGGTGTCAATTTATCAACTCAATGATTCGGGTGATTTTGAATTTAAGTCAATCATATCACAAAAAGTCGACGAAGACGCGAACGCTTCCTTTGGTTCCGATAATATAGCCACGACTATCGATGGTAATGACATAGCCGTGTCGGCAAGTAACGCAGATTGGGAACCCTCATCCGAATTACCTTTTAAGGATACATCGTTCGATCCATTAAACTTAATACCAAACGTGCAAGTTGATGAAAATTGTGGTAATGTTCAACTGTTTTCTAAAGATACGGTTACTCCCAAAAATTATAAAGACATAGATATTGAGATTGACACGTGTAAACTAAAGTTAGAGTTAATACATCTCGACAAAATTGAACGAGATAGAATAAAAAATACCCCCATCACACAAATTATAACACAGTTACAAGTCAATAAATTTAATTGGAGGGAATACAAAGGGCGATTTTATGATAATGATTTTGTACAAGAATCACAAAATAACCAGTTCAAACTAAATTTCTGTAACCCAGTCAAAGAACTGTTTTTTATCGTACAGAAAAATAATAAACGCTCTCTCGAAATATTGCAAGATTCTAACACGAATACATCTGAACTATGTTTTTTTCAAGGTGTTACAGATTTCGATGGCTTTGTGAGAAATTATGGTAATAGAGAAACGAATAACGTATTTACATCAAGTAAATATCCACAACCAGTTATGGATTCTATCAAAAATATGTCACTAAGCTTAGATGATGAAGAAGTTATACCCATAAACGGTATAGGTGAATTTCCATCACATTTTCTAAGGGCTATTCCATCCTCAAAATATCATACACATACTGCACTCAATAGGCGTATATATTTGTGGAGTTTCGCCACCCACCCAGAGTCGTGGAAACCTTCTGGTCAATTAAATTTTTCAACAATCAAAAATCAAATCTTAACCCTAGAAGGATTTAAAACGGGTTGGACGCATCAACATGATCTATCTGTTTATGCTAAAAGTTATAACATTATGAAAATAGAAAATGGAACAACTAGAATACTTTATCCGTTGATTGCTAATAGACAAAGTGAAAGTGGGGGAAATCTACGAGATTTTCCAGGACCATCTGTTGATGAAGTATTTGATGGTAATCAATTTATAACCCATGAACGATATCAACCATACTATGATCAAGGTATTTCTCTTTCACCTGATTTGACATTTGATAGTAGTAATAACCTAAATATCAATGTAATTGGGTCGTATTCATTCGAATATATAGTGGTTAATGAACATGGAAATAAAAATCATAAAGGATTTACTCGAACGGTGAATGTTGTTGATACAGTAGCTCCTGTCGTATCCTTAAACTTTCCAGATGCGAATCCAGTCAATTTAATATTTAATGATACAGTTTCACCAGTATATTTTCAACCATATGCGGAATATGGGGCTGCAGCAGACACTGGCGAAGATATCGTTACCACCATCACAAGAACCCCAATTGGTGGAGGTACGACGGTACCAGTCGCTGCAGTAAATCCAACCGTAGAAGGTGTGTACACAGTTACATACACAGCTACAGATGCTGGTGGAAATATTGGGACTAATACACGGATTGTGAATGTTACAAGAGATACCACCAGTTACACCTGTATATTCTCAGTCTTATATAGAATATGGTGCCACATCGGATGGTGGTGAAACAGTTGTTATAGATAATAGTGCGGTAAATACAACTACAGCTGGTACATATATAGTTACATATACAGCAGCAGATACCGCTGGTAATATAGGAACTAATACGAGAAGTGTCATAGTTACTCTAGATACCGCGTCACCAATTGTAACGCTAAATACTCCGAACTATAATAATGTAAATTTGATTTACAATAACCTGACGGGATATTCACAATCGTATACAGAACATGGAGCTACATCAGATGGGGGTGAAACTATAGTCACAACTATTACCCGATCCCCAATAGGTGGAGGAGCGACTGTAAGTGTCAGTAGTGTAAACACGACTTTTGAGGGTATTTATACAGTAACCTATTCCGCAACGGATATCACTGGAAATATAGGAACTAACACACGAACGATCACAGTTACACAGGATATTATAGCACCCACTATAACTTTAACGAATCCGGCTGAAAATCCAGTGAGATTAACCTACAATAGTACGGTTACACCCGTATATTCAGAACCGTACGTGGAATATGGTGCCACGGCAGATGGTGGTGAAACAGTTGTTATAGATAGTAGCGCCGTGGATGTTACAAGTGAAGGAACCTATACAGTTACTTACACGGCAACAGATATCGCTGGTAATATAGGAACTGCGTCACGAACCGTTATAGTCACCGAGGATGACATAGATCCAATTCTAACACTTACCAATCCATCTGCAAACCCGATTTATTTAATTTTCAATGACTCAATTTCTCCAACCTATATACAACCCTACGTAGAATATGGTGCTACGTCAGATGGTGGTGAGACAGTTAGTATAGATACTAGCGCAATTCAATCAACAACACCTGGAACTTACAATGTGGTGTATAGTGCAACCGATATTGCTGGTAACACAGGAACTGTCATACGACAAGTCGTATATACACGAGATACCAGTGCTCCGATTATATCCTTAAACAATCCTAGTTACAACCCAGTTGATTTGGTTTATAATTCAACAAATGGTTACTCGGAAACATATACAGAGCATGGAGCTACATCGGATGGAGGTGAAACTGTGACACAGGTTGTGCGCCGAAATGGTACAGTTGTGAGCGCAGTAAATCCAACTCGAACTGGTACATATGTAGTAACCTATTCCGCAACCGATTCGGCTGGAAATATAGGAACTAACACACGAACCATCGTTGTTACAAATGATACTGTCGCACCCGTTCTAAATTTACGAGGATCTAGTTATATTAAAGTGGTTCAAAATTATAGTGGGTCTTTGGGGATACCTAATCCACCAGTTACAATTAATGCACCCGATCAAAGCCTATCATACAGTACAAATAGTACAGTCAATATGTCTACACCGGGTACTTATACTATTACTTATTCAGCTACTGATAGAGCTCTAAATGTAGGAACAGTTTCTAGAACTGTACAAGTATATAGCACCAGTGGAGCCAGGGCTAGTTTTAGTTTAAATGGGGGTAACCAGTCACTGACCCAGTGTGGTACGTATACAGATGGAGGGTATACGGGGGTTGTTGCAGATACTACAAATACCCCTGTATATAGTTCAGGTAATCTCAATACATCTGCTTCGGGTACATATACTGTCAGTTGGACAGCCACGAGTAAAGTTTTGGGTGGAAATTCACGTACTCGAAATAGAACTGTTACAGTTAATGCAATATCGTTTTCACCTTCTCAAACCATAGAGGCGTATAGTTCTTATGAACCCCTCGTAGATAGCCAGAATCCATGGGATAGTAACCTAACGTGGGTAGATTCTACATCAACCGTGTCTATTAATGATAGAAATGTTACGGAAATTACACGTTCTTACAGACCTATATGTAATAATAACGCTTCACAACAAGTCGCGACTCGTGTTATACGGAACTATTTTGACAGTCTAATCGTTCAAAGAAGTTTCGGAAATGTAAGTGGTGGTGATGGGTTCAGCATTACTAATAATGTATCACAGTGTACGATAATTGCACATACTACATTTACGAGTAGACAACAAAGCAATTATTCGCGGGGGCTTATAGCTCGTTTGGGAAATTTGTACATCCTCGCAGACCCTACTAGCAGCACTGCTTCAAGAATTAGAATTGGATACTCAGATAATGGTAGGAATTCTTCTAGTACAGTAACTTTACCTGGAAATTACATCAATCAAAAACTTATTTATTCCCTATCTGCAAATTTGGTGGTGGGCGCCCCATACCAATGGAGGGGTAGCTCGTATGAAGACAAAAGCGAGACTACCACGTACACCTATTCGTGCTTCGGAGGAACGTGTATAGGATATAACACGACTTATTATAAAGTTTATACATACTATTGGCGAAGAAACTACGCTGTTCAAACAAGATTGCGTGTATATAGGTATAGCGGCAGCAGCACTTATAACATAAACACTCATAGAACAAATGGGGCTATTGGATCCGATGGTCTACCTGATCTTGAATATTTAGGTGCAACGGGATTTAGTTCCAGCTGGACCGACGGTGGTAATAACACTACAACAACGTGGGACAATAGAACTACGAACCCCCGGCGCTACAATCCAGGCAACTACACATCCAACACGCAAGCTGCAGCCGCGGCACTCGGAACGAAAAAAATGCTCGGTAGTGCAAGTAGTGTCACTTATTCAGCATTACAAGGTTATAACAATCAAAGTGTGGCAAATATGTCTGCATGGTCGGCGAGTAACGGGTCGTGTGTATACATTTTAGATAGAAGTCATTCTGGTTATCTATGAAATGTATTAAAGCTATTATATATGTATAGAGTATGGGGAGTGAAATTGCAGAAATTTCATTGAAAGCTATTGGAAAGCAGGACACTCACCTACTTTCCAAAGACTTGAATAGTTCATTTTTTAAGAGTTCGTATAAACAGCACAGTCCATTTTATACGAAGCAGAGAGTCAAGACTATACAAAATGTCGAAAATGAATCTAATTGGCCATGGGGTAAGAAAATCAAAGTTGAGTACAATCCTAAACACATGGGAGATTTACTATCGAATATGGCTATAACTATACCCTTACCATCATTTCCCAATGATCCACCTGGACCATTAGATAGATATGCACCAATGATTGGTTATCACCTCATCAAAAGCGTGACCATGTTCGTCGATGAAACTCTTATCGAAAAAATAGACTCTGATTGGAACATCATATATCATAACATCTACCAGGATGTTGACGAAGAAAAGATGTCAGAACTCAATCTCAATCGGGGGTGGTCACATAAAATATGGTCCAGTAACACAGTTTTTCAAAATGTACACAAGAGGGTCATTCCGATAACACTTCCACTACGGTTCTTCTTCTCTAGACGTTTTGATCCCGATGTTTCTGCGAAACCCTATTTTCCACTGTGTGCAATACACAAACAAAAAATAGAATTCGAAATTGAGTTTCATGAAAAGACATTTTTTACACCCACAGAAAGTGATATAAAACTTGATTACTTCAATATCATAACGGATGAAATTAAGATAACAGGTGATGAACGTTTATTTATGATAAAGCAACCACAAATCATAACTACTGAATTTGTTGGTATACATCCATCATATGAGAATAAAATGGGTTCGTATGAAATCGTGGCAAACTTAGTTCCAGACATACCCGTAAAAACTTTTCATTGGTTTATACGAAATAGTGATTTTGAAAAGGTGTATAACCCCCTTGATACAGTGTTCGGGGATCCAGAGTTTTCAATGTATAATGGAACTACGTACTCACAATATGCTAATTACACAAATCGATTTAATTTATCATCTGTTATTCCAGTAGGACAGTTAGTTGATGATATATATTCAGAGTATGACAATGTGTCAGACATAGATATGTATATCAATGGTGAACAGGTAATTAGAACTATAGAAAACGGTCCTAAATATTTTAGATTTTACACCACTTCTAAAAATACATTATCTTTACCTAAACAACATCACATATACACATATACATTTGCTTTAAATCCAAAAGATCCCAATCCAACCGGATATTTTGATTTTAGTAAAACCCAATCAGATAAGACTTTTATTAAAGTTAATATAAAAGATCATATACTTTACGGGCCTAGAAATGGTATATGGAATATGCATCTATATTACACTGGCTATTGACAGGTGTGTTCACCATTTTCAACCATCTCACGGACATCGGGGTCGTGCATGATATCGTCGTCATCTTCATCTTCATCAGTCTCTTGAATCGGTACGAGGGTTTTGGGTTTCTTAAGTTTTTTGAGTTCTTTCACACGATTTTTAAGTCTTCGGATCTCATCGTCAAAATCCTTCTCAGTCCAGTTCTCATACTCATCGGGGGGGGGCTTCATCTCAACAAAAATTCCGGGGGGGAGTGGGTGGCTTCGGGAAGATCCCATTTTTTTTTCTTGAAAATTACATATATTCTTACAAACTTAGGTTCTATTTATCTAAAGAATTGTTCGACCAGTCGTGAACTCCTTTCTGTCTATGCTCCAGAAATCACGCCAACCACGCTCGGCACCATATCCACCCAATAGATATTCTCTCTGTATACAAGCCGTCTCTAAGGTGTCCATCTTTTTCTCAGACTCCTTAACCTTCTTCTCAGCATCTTCAACACAAGATTTCCATATCCTACGATACTCTTCCTTGTAATCGTCATAAATCTTCTTCTCAAACCCGGAAAGCTTTTGGACTGTTGTAAGGGAGAGGTCATCGAAGTAGACGAATCCACGTTGAGCACGGGTAATCTCCTCCTCAGTTCCAATTTCCATCACGATTGCCCGAAGACACCGTCGCAACAGTTTGTCCCAAGTCCAGTCGTTAAATGTGCGACCATCAAGACCAAGACGTGGTGAGTTTTTGGGATTCTCACACCAAAACTTGATAGCTATACTCTTTCGACCAGCCGACATACGCTTAATATCGATCGGCTCGTGTATGACACTTACCCGACACGTGAGAAGTTTGTACTCCGCGTGCATCCGCTTCACACACTCGCTCTCGCCCCAGACGTAGTTCATCTTCGGTGAGAGGCTCATACTCGTTGTCACTCTCAGAGTCACTGTAGTAGAACGTGTCTTCGTGGATTGGTTTGTTTCCATTCATGTGGTCATGAACACGCTTCATTTTATCAGCCATCTCCAGATAGATACCATCCGGGATCTTACTGGAGATGGCGTCAAGGCAGGTCATGAGGCTTTGAAGGTCTTCCATATTGAATG